CCGCGCGGAGCGTTGTCGCCGGAGAAGCCGTAGGCGATCGTCCAGTCGAGCTTCTTCGCCGCGGCGCGGACCATGTCCCGGCGCAGCAGGCCCTCGAAGCCGAACCCGCCGAACTTGCGCATCTCCTCGGTGATCCCGACGAAGACGCCGAGCTTGTGGGGGTTCAGCGTGACGGTGCCCGTCTTGACGGTGCTCGCCGGGTACGGGTCCTCCTCGCCGATCCACGCGGCGACCAGGCCGCCCTCGAACTTGTGGATCTTGACGTTGCCCCCCATGAGGCCGTCGATCACCGACACGCGCGTCTGCCCCTCGCCCTCGAGTGAGACGAAGACCGAGCGCGTGTAGATCGCGCCGATCACGTCGGGGATCACCTGGTCGGGGATGAAGGACCCCGCCGAGACGTCGTCGCCCATCGTGATGTTCGCCTTGGCGAACGTCTCGCGGAGCTTCGCGCTCGCGGCCTGGATGATCTCGAACTCCTGCTCCGCGCCGACGTTGCCCCACTTCTTCGAGGCGTCGCCGTACTTGCGGCCGAGCATCGCGCGCAGGATCGAGAAGTCCTTGACGTCCTCGATCCCGGACACGTAGAGCCCGTTCTTGCTGTTGCGGATCGTGCGCGTCAGGGACTCCTGACTCGCGTGCAGCTTCTCCATCCGCGTGTGGATGCCCGCGACGTCGAGGTCCTTGAGCGGACCGACCATGTCCTCGAGGCCCCGCAGGCGTTCGACCGTCTTGGCGAACGTCCCCGCCGGACCGAGGTGGTCCTCCATCTGCTTGAGCAGCTTGACGACGTTCTCTTCGCGCTGCTTCTCTTCCTGTTCCTTCGTCAGCGTGGGCATCTCTCGCGGCCTCCTTGAGCCGTTTCTTTCCGTGTCGCAGCCGGCCCGACCAAGAGCGGCTGATGAATTCGTTCGCGCGTCAGCCGGAGCCTATCACCTCGGCCTTGATGTCTCTCTCCCGCAGGATCTGCAGGAAGGATTTCGGAACGTCGCGCTCGGTGACCGCGCGCTCGTTGATCGCGTCGAGGACCCCGGCATCCGCCAGCGTCGCGTCGATCGGGCCCGCCTCGACGAGCGTTCGGACGTCGTCGAGCATCGCGGCCAGGCCGACCATGCCGTCGGTGATCGGGTCGAGCTTCGCGGCGATCGCGTCCAGCTTCGCCTCGACGCGCGCTAGGCGGTCGTCGTCCGCGACCTTCTCCTCGGCCGGCGGGACGTATCCGCGCAGCGACCCCTGGTCGAACTCCTCGAACGGAGCCTCGACCTCGCGGTGCGCGCGGAACTTGCTCTTCGGGAACAGCAGTCGGGCCATCGCCACGAGCTCGCGGTCCTCGGCCTTCCATCCCGCGTCGTCCCGGGAGCGTCGGCGGGCGGATCGCTCCAGCTCGCGCGCGACCTCGAGGTCGATCGGCTGGAGCTCGCCGCGGGCCTTCGCGGACGAGAGCAGCGAGTGCGCCCCGGGATTCGCCCCAAGCGTGCAAGGCGAGAACTCGAGCAGGTGGTTCTGCTCCAGGATCACGCCCCAGCGCCCAAGCCCGAGCGTCGCGCGCTCGGCCTCGTCGCGGATGTCGATCACCCGGTCGGAGACGAGGCCGACCGAGCCCGCGCGAAGGAACCCGGCCTTGACCAGCCGGAAGACCTTGTCGGCGAACTCGTATTGATCCTTGGTCGCGAAGAGCCCGAGCATCCAGAGCGCGGGCCCGACGTAGTCGGCGCCGCGGCGCTGCAGGACGTTCCAGTCGATGCCGTTCGCGACGGGCAGGCCGCCCCAGTCGTGCGCGATCGGCCAGACCGGGTTCAGCTCGAACAGGTCGAAGATCCAGCTCTGCCGGACGATGTCGCCCTGCGAGTCGACGCGCTCGTCGGAGCACCAGTACGGAACGACGCGGCCCTCGTAGCCGGCCTCCCACTTGAGCCCGCGGCGCTTCGCCAGGTCGGGATACGTCGCGCTCTCGGGCGACGGAGCGCCGTCGCCGAGCAGGCCGCTCGCGTCGCTCTTGGCCGTCGCCTTGTAGACGCGCGCGTTCGCGTCGGCGTCCCCCTTCGCGACCCATCCGGCGTTCATGTTCTTGCGCGCGGCCGCGCGCTCCCCGTCGCGCTCGACGAGGAGCCGTCCGATCTGCTCGGGGTCCTCGAGCACGACCGCCGACTTGAGGCCGGCGATCAGCGCGTCGAGCGGGCTCGGGACGGGTTCGGTTTTCGTCGGCACCGCGCTGATACCTACTTCACGCGGGCACCGCGACGCAACGGCAGTTGATGATCTCGTCGACGGGCGCCTCGACGTCGCCGGGGTGCCGAAGCCGCCCGTCCGATCGCCCGACGTCCCCGAGGTAGTCGTGGTCGATCGGCAGCGCGCCCTTGCCGCCGAAGACCTGGTGATCGGGGCGGACGATCTCGTCGCCGGCCGTGGTCCACTCCTGGTCCTCGACGCCGTGGGCCCGGAACATCTGGTCGCGGACCCCGTTGAAGAGCCCGGAGACCTCGGTCCGCGCCCACGTGAGCGTCTTGGCCGCGGACTGCGAGACGTCGAAGACGTGCCCGATCCGCGCGCGGAGCTGGGAGATCGTGTCGCCGGCCGAGACGCCCTGGGAGAGCGAGGCTCGCACGCGCCCGAGCAGCGTCTTGGCGCTCTCCGAGACGATCTTCCGCTCGCGCAGGTCGAAGTAGGAGAGGATCGCCGAGTCGTCGATCGAGAAGACCGGGACCCCGAGGTCCTCGACCGTGAAGTCCCAGGCCGCCTCGAGCACGCCCGCGTAGGTCGGCCGGATCAGCGACTTCAGCGTCGACTCGAGCTCGGCGAGCTCCGGCAGCACCGCAGTCAGGTCGATCGACTTCTCGCGCGCCTTGCCCGCCCCGGCCGTCGCTTCGTCGAAGCTCTCGAGGACGTCCTTCCGATGCCCGGCCACCCACCCGCGGTAGGCCGTCCGGGCCGGTCGCTCAAGTTTTGTCTCAATCGCGAGAAAATGGCGCCATCTTTTTCCGGCGGACCGGGTCCGCGCCCCGTCGCTTCGCCGAACCGCGGGCGCGCCCTTGGCCGGGCCCGGTTCGGCGGCGGGCTCCTCCGGGACGGGCGGCCCGCCGGAGGACGCGGGCGACGGCTCGCCCATGCCCTGGAAGGCCTCGTCCACGGCCAGGCGGACGGGGACCATGAGCTGGGGCACCAGCGCGTCCTCGTCGCCGGGGAACTCGGCGACCGGGAGGTCGACGACCTCGAGCGCCTGCTTCGGGGACATGTGGATCCCGGCCGCGGTGAGCTTCGTGACGATGTCCGCCTTGTCCGAGACGCCCGCGCGCATCGCCTCGATCCCGCGGATGTCGAACATGAAGAAGACGTCGTCGGTCTCCGGAAACAGGAGCGTCGAGTCGATCTCCGCCTCGATCATTCGGAAGTCGGGGAGGATCGTCTTGTCCCAGAAGCTCTTGTCCTGCGAGAGCGCGGTCGCGTAGTTCGTGAACTGCGTCAGCCCGAGCAGCGACGGCGGCGTGCCGAGCACCGCTAGGATCTCCTCGCGGTCCCACTTGCGCTGCTCGAGGAACTCCATGTCCTGCGGCGAGAGCGCGATGTTCTGCCACTCGAATCCGCTGTGCAGGATCCCGACGCGCTCGGCGTTCTCGACGCCTTTGTGCATCTGCTCCCACGACTCGCGGAAGTCCTGCTGCTCCTTCGGCGTCAGCGCCCCTTCGAACTTCAGCGTCCCCTTCGGGATCGCGCGGTTGCGCAGGAGGTTCGACGTGTAGGCGCTCGTCGCGAGGTCGATCTCGATCCCCTGCGCGACGGCGGAGAGGCGGGACATCCCGCGCAGCGGGTTCGACGGGTTCGGCAGCTTGAACTGCACGACCTGGTCGAGGTCGAGCGGGATCCGCCCGCGCGCGCCGGGCATCCACCGGGGCGGCCGGAGCCACCAGCCGATCAGCGGGCCGGTCGCGCCGTCGCGCAGCCGCTCCTCGAACAGGTCCGGCGAGAGCGGCCAGAGCTGCGTCGGCATCTCGCCGAGCGCCGTCGCCACGGGGTTGCCCTCGTCGTCGCCCTTGACCCAGAAGCACTCCCCGCGCACGCGCAAGAAGAGCAGCGTGACCTGCATGAGCTGGTCGCCGTTCTGCAGCGGGTTCGGCCGGATCAGCAGGTCCATGAGCGGGTGCTCGAGGTCCGGCTCCGCGTCCGCGTCCTTCATCGACAGGCGCTTCGTCAGCGGCACGCGCAGGTGCCGCTGGAGCGCGCGCCGGCGGCTGCCGGCCTTGGGCCCCGTCCACTTCCGGCCGGCCTCGAGCGTCTTGGATCGACGCCGCTCGACCGTGGACTTCGTCTCGCGCATGACGACGCCGGGCGCCTGCGCGCCGGTCGTCGAGACGATCAGCGCGGACGCGAGCACCCAGGCGTGATTCGAGAGCGGGTCCTCGGCGCGCTGGATCGCGGGCAGGCGCGAGTTCGCGAGCGCCTGCATGTACGAGACGACCGAGTTGTTGAAGAGCTTCCGGCTCGCGCCGTCGACGGGCGCGTCGCGCAGGTCCGCAGCGAGCGCCATCGCCTCGCGCAGCGGGAGACCGTTCGGTCCGAGGATCGCGGCTCCGGGCATCGGGGATCAGATCCTCGAGGGGACCACGCCTTTGGGGAGCCGCGCGTAGGCGGCTGTCGGGTCGACCCTGGGCTTCTTCGGCTCGTCGGCGTCGGTCCCGAAGACCGCGCTCCAGAACAGGTCCTGGCCGTAGAACGCCTCCATCGCGTCGATCAGCGCGATCGTGCGCACCGCGCGCTGGACCGCCTCCACGTCGACCTCGAGCTCGTACGCGAGCCGGGGCTCAGCGCCCGCCCACTCGAAGAACGAGCGCGGCGCGACCCATTCGAAGAACGGCAGGTCCTGGTCCTGGTCGTCCGGGCTCTCGTCCGCCTCCTCCGCGCTCGCGGGCGCGACGATCTCGGGCTCGGGGTCCGATCCCCGCGGCGTCAGCTTCCTCGGCATGCTCTGTTCCTCCGTCGGCCGATCCTAACTAGGATCGATCGCGAGAGAAGCGTTGGCGTTCGCAGTGCCGGTTCTATCCAGAAACGACAACGAAGAACTGCTGATAGCGGCCTAGCCGCACGCGGCCCCGGGCCACGCGCCCGGTGCGCCGCACGATCGACGAAGGGGACGGCCGCGAGGCCGTCTCCTCAGATCGACCCCTCGAGGACCATGATCCCGGGCTTGACCACGCGGTGCTTCCGCATCTGCCACGCGATCGCCCACTTGAAGACGGCGTCGTCGTGCGCGCCCGAGTCGGCCTCGAACCTCCCGCTCGTCTGGAGGCGGAACGAGAGGCACTCGGACAGCAGGTCCGCGTCGCGCACCTTCATCGATCCGTCCTCGATCGCGGCGGCCATCTGCTGGAGCATGACCGGGCGCGTCTCGCCGTCGGTCGACCAGCCTGGGCGCCCGTGTCGCGTCCACGCCATGCCGTCCGCGCCGCGCTCGACCTGGTCCGTTCCACGCTTGAAGTAGTAGAGCGAGCCGCCGTGGAAGTGCGGCCGATCGAGCCCTAGCTCGAGGACCTTCTGCAGGACCGCGTGTCCGTGGTTCTGGCGTTCGATCCCGACGAGCGCGTCGTTGTATCTGCGATGCACGCGCACGACGTGCGCCGCGAGCGTCGGCGGGTTGAAGATCCCGTGCACCGTCGCGACCTGCGCGCCGGTGTCGCGGCGCAGCACGCCGAGCCCGCACGGGTCGCATCCGGGGATCCCCTCCGACGTGTCGCACCCGATCACGTACTCGACGCCTTTCTCCGGCGCCTCCCACTCGACCTCGTAGCCGCCAGGGACGTGCCTGCGCTCGTAGGTGCGCAGTGCCTTCGAAAGCGCGATCACCTTGTCGACGTCGAAGTAGCAGGTGCCGCTCGACATGAACGCGCTCTCGTCGTCCTCGGGGTATTCTTGTTTAAAGAGTCGGCGTAGCTCGCCCTTCGTCGCGCGGCGCCACGCGATCTGCGCAAGCGTCAGGCCGTGCCGCTCGATCAGGTCCTGCTCCTCCGCCTCGAGCGAATCGCGGACCTCCTCGGGCTCGTACGTGCCCGGCGACGCGACGTTCAGCGGGTCGTCGAACCAGCGCAGGAAGATCGGCCACCAGGGCACGACGCCGCGCTTCGCGTCCTGGTACAGGTGGTAGAACCACTCGCGCCCGTTCGGCGTGCCCTCGAGCGAGACCTCGCCGTTCGACGCCGCGCGCGTGATCGCAGCCATCACCGAGTCCATCTCCTCGGCGTTGCGCTGGCCCGGGCACCAGTACGGGACCTCGGATCCGTGCACGCGCTGATAGGTTTCGCCGCGCGCCGTCGCGGAGCCGCTCGCGGTGCCGACTGCGAATCGCGACCCGTTGGCGAGCCGCATCATCGACTCGGATCCGGCGCCGATCAGCGGCGGCGCGTCCGGGTCGCGGTCGTGGAAGAGCTTCACCGTCGGGAAGATGTTGCGCGCCTTGCGGTCGGTGTCCGCGAGCGAGAGGACCCACGAGTTCGGGCGATCGGCGGCGACGAGGTAGCTCTCGATCTGCTCGATCGACGTGATGCCGCCGCGCCGGTACTTGGGGACGATGAACTTCGTGAACCCGCGCGCGCGCCCGAGCCGCTTCATTGCGACGTAGCGGCGCTGCATCGGCAGCAGCTCGGCCGGGACGATCGGCGGGGCGCCCGACGCCTCCCACGTCGCGCCGCCGGCGAGTGCGGCCGAGGCGCGCTGCCCGGCCGAGAGGAGCCGGGCCGGCTTGTCCGTCCGGATCCATAGGCGCCGACGGGCCGCGGCTGCGAGCGCCAGGGGGGGCGGCTCCGCGCCCTCGAGCTCCATCATCCGCCGGTTGCGCCGGTCCTCGAGGTCGCCGACCTTCTCGGCCTGGTCGGGGAAGGCGCCCACGGCCGCCCGCCAGGGGATGCGGACGACGTCGTAGCCGTCCTCGCCGTTGGCCGCGTGGGCGAACCAATGGCCCCGGGTCGGCGCCTGGCCCGCCAGGACGACCAAGCCGGCGTCCGCGGCCCCGGCGCGCACGGCGGGGTTCTCCCCTAGGCCGTTGCACCCGTGGGCGAACAGCCCGGCCAGCGAGTCCGCGGCCAGGTCGTCGAGGTCCTCGGGCGACTCTGCCAACCACAGGACGCAGCCGCCGGCCCTGACTACCCTAACGCGCCCCGAACGGCCGCCCCGGGCGCGCGGCAGCCAGCGCCTGGCCAGCGCGACGGCGCGATCGCGCCCCGGGCCGACCAGGACGACGTCGCCGCGCCTGGCGAGCGCCAGGGCCAGCAGCGAGGCCTGCGCGCGGACGTCGAGCGCGGCGTGCACGACCGCGACGCGGCCCGACGCGCGGGCGATCGCCTTCCAGGGCGCGGGGATGGAGATCTTGGTGGTCAATCTGCTGCGGATCTGCTGCGGATCTGCTGCGGATCTGCTGCGCATTTGGTAGCCGCGGCCGGATTTGAACCGGCGACCTCCAGCTTATGAGGCTGGCGAGCTACCAGGCTGCTCTACGCGGCGATGTTCCACGTGGAACGCTACCCGAGCCGACCGCGGATCGCCTTCGCCTCGGCGTCCGCCTGGTTCGCGGCGGCCTTCGACGCCGCGCTGGTGTGCGCCGCGCCGGTTGCGGAGACCATCCGGCGCAGGCTCTCGCCGCGGCGCCCGCGCTTCGCGACCAGGCCCCACAGGCCCGTCCAGAAGTTCCGAGCCGAGCGCGGGATCACCAGGTACTTGACGCCGAGCCAGATCAGAGCGCCCAGCCCGACATATTCCAGGAAACTCATGCCGCCTCCTCCGGGGTTGTAGTCCCCCCCGCCCGTGTGCACGTTGTTGACCACCTGCGCCGGCCGAAACGCGAAGCTCGCGCCGAGCGCGGTCG